CCATAATACATAACTAAATTACCATTAAAATTTTCCCATGTTGTGTATTGAGGTAAGAATGGAAAAACATTTTGAAAATTATTAGCCATTATGGGCGTGCATCTCCAAACTCAGCAGTAATAAGATTTCTACCCATTTCATAATTACCATCAATAGTGTCAGATTCAAACTTAAGTCTAATTTCTCGATGCTCAATACGTAAATCAATTTTCTCTGTATTTTCATCAAAGGCAAAGGGGCCTGAATCTTCTACAGGTCCTCGGGCAAATTTACGCCCCAATATATTTAAATTCATAGAGCCACTTTGTACAAAATCAGGTTCTAATCGTCTTAAATGCATACGACGATTAATGCCAGTTGCCGTATCTTCAGAAGGTGTTCCGCCTACCCAACTAATATCACAAGTTGTAAAACTTGAATAAATAGAAGATTCAGCATTAAGTGTTATTTTGTTTAATCCAGATTCATGTTGCCAAATTGCATAGCCACCTTTTATAATATAAACAGTAGTACCTACACTTGGAGATGCTCCAAATGTTGTTGCTACAGTAACTAAAGTAGCCCCTGGAATACCAATGGTTGTATTGTTAATAAATTGACTTGTTGTAATTAAATATTTTGGAGCCGATGTAGATTGATTTGAAAATGTTAAATACTGACCGGGACTAAATATGCCTGATTGGTCACCAGATAAATAGAATTGAAATGCCGTTGCAGCAGATTGCCCTGTCGGTGTGGATCTAACAGTATAGGCTACACTGTAAGAAACATTATAATTCCAATCACCCCAAATAGGAGAAGGAAATACTTCTGTAGTAAATCCACTTGATCTTTGAGCACCTTCTGCTTGACCTGCATCATACCAAATTTTATCTTTAGTATTATAAATAATAGCATCGGTACATTCAGTTGCTGAGCCCCTTGGATAAAAGAACCAAATTTCATTATACTTAGGTACTTTTGTAGCCCATACTTTTTGACGTTGAGCATAATTAATATTATCAAATAACCAGTTTACGTTTTTATCATTAGGCAATACATTGACTTGACCATTGTATACATAGAACCTATCAACACCCATCCAGAAGTATAATCCATCCATTTCAACAACGGCGCTGGAAGACATAATAGATATTTGGCTAGAAACAATGTCGTACTGCCAATATGTAGGTGGGTTGTTAACAAATGAAACACGAATTAAGCTATCTGTTGCCCAAAATAATCCTGATGGTGAACTCGTACCACCGCGAACTGGCATGCCTTTTACAATTTTACCTGTAGCTACGTTGACCTGATTGGCAAATGTACCATTCCAATCTGTAAGTGTTTGATTAGCATAGACTGCATTAACATTATTATTGGCAATATATCCGTTTGATCCATACACAAATATAAAAGGGTGAAGTACACAAACGCCACCATCCACTGAAATAGGTTTATATGTAGGTGACGTCCCGCTTGTATCGGCTAATCCTGTCATAACCCATTGATTATTAGAATTAGGAATAGTAGATCCTATATAAACTTGGGAAGCTACACCATTATCTATATTATTTAAATTTAATCCAGGATGGGATATTAAATTTAAAGTACCGCCTAAAGGAGAATATTGATAATCAAATTGCCATAACAAATTTGCATTTGCTTGAAAATAAGTATTTGCTAAATATACTGTAGATAACGTTCCAGAAATTGCTGGCCCAAAATTAACAGTTGTGGTACCGGCACCAAAAGATGATGAAGACACAGTATATATTGTTGAGTTTGCAGTTTGATTAGTTGTTGCAGTACCTGTACCGGTACCTACCCCTGTTGCAATAAAAGACACACCTACTGTATTAGAAGATGCACCTATTAAAGTAAAATTTGTTGTGCCAATAGATGCGATGGTATATGAAGTACCTACAACAAACGCGCCAGCAGTAATAAGTTTAGAAAAAACAATTTGCGTGCCCGCTGGAAAAGTAGATGTATAATTTGTAGAACTGGAAATAGTAAAAGATGTTGTGGTATTTGTTGCTACCGTAAATGGAGCGTATCCCGTAGTCATAATAGCAGAATAGGGGCCACTACCAATACCAAAAGATTGCCCAGTAGTAAAAACATCTAAACCATTTTGATTACCGGCAAAAACATAATTAACACCGTTATAGGCGTTCATAATCATGCCACGAGGAATACCATTAAATGTATTTGATAGGGTATTATATCCCCCTATTTTTTTAGGTGTGCCACGTTGAAAGCGACACCAAACACCATCACTAAATTCGCGTGATTCAAATAATGTACCATCTCTTTTTATACCAGGTTGAACACCTAATGTATAAATTTGATTGTACTGGGACTGCCCTTGCTGCTGTTGTTGATCTGCAGCCATTTAGAAAGTTCCGCCTGATATAAGCCCCGCATTTAATGTTGCTGGTGTTGATATTTGAGGACTTGAAGTATTAGTATTATCAATATTTAACATTAATACACTATTAGCTGTTAATCCTAATTTACTTGTACCTTGTAAATACATACCAGTATGAATATCATTTGTAAAAGAAAATGATGGAGTAGTTTGTGATCCATTAGCAGCAAAATAAACAGCAGTTGATGTTTGTGTAATTGGATAAATAACACCAGCATCTACAACAATGGTTGCAACACTGTTTGCAGCTAATGTAAATATTGAAGATGTTCCTGAAATAGAAAAAACAATATTATAGGAACTTGAAGTTGTACTATTTACAAGTACATAAAGCTGAGTAATGTTAGGTAGGGAAACAGTTAAATTAGTGGTTCGAGTACCAGATAAAGCAACATATGTTTGAATAATAGGAGCATAAGATACTAAACTATAAGTAGAGCCGCTGATACTATCTACATCATAAGTTGCCGCAGAAAAATTAACATTAGCTGGAATATTCCAACCTATTGTAAAAAATTTACTTGTTGATGAATCATATAAAATAGTACCTGAATCTCCAGGATTTGTAATAATACTAGATAGACCATTAATAGTAGCCGGATTTGTTGGCGTAATGGTTAATGCTCCAGTACCAGAATTTCTAAAATTAATATACCATCCAGATGAAAGTGTGGCTGCATTAGGTAATGCAAAATTACCAGAACCAGAAGTCCAAACAAATGTAGCTGCGCGACTTGAATCAGCAATAGCAGGTGAAGTTGATACTTGAACAATATTACCAGTCGTTGCAAGTTGACCTGCAATAGTTGTAGTTAATCCGTAACCAGCGAGGCTTGCTGCATCTGCAGAAGACGTTCCAGCACCAAATGTAATATTTTGCCAAACACCGGCAACAGTTGTGTTATCTGTTAAGTAAAAATATAAACAAACGCCAGGCGCAATAGAAACAACAGAACCACCCGCATTATTTTTTACAGTAAATGTATTGGATCCTTTATTACGAATTAAAACATCAGCACCTAATGTGCCTTGATTGGCTGCAGGTAGTATAATAGATAATGATGCTGCAGATGCAGTACAATCCATAACACGAGCCAAAGGCACTTGTGTATCATTAACAACAGTAGGCCAATAGAGTGTTTGATTAGATGCAAAAGTTAATGCATAATAAGAAACATCCGTAGGTTGTACAATGGTTCCTGTAAAAGGAGAAACAAAGGTTGTCATAGATTAAGGTTCCTGAATAGTAGTATTGCGATCCACACGACGCGCATTGTCTTCTTTTTTAAGCGCAGCTAATGAATCATCATAGTATTGCTTCCAAATTGGAAGTTTGTCTAAAGCTTTTAAATAGCCTTGTGCTTGAAGCAATGTGCCAAAAAGCATAGCTTGTGGACATTCACGTGTAAATAAATTTTGTTGATTAGTTGTATCTAACGGCTGAATTAAACTATAGTACGTTATTTCTATTGGATAGGATGTATCAGGCGTAGGAGCAATAGCCCAATTATTATAGTCATAATCAGCATAATACAAAGGTTGACCAGCATCAGATTCAGATTGGTATTGAGATACATAATCTTGAGACCTAATTAAAATAGGCGCACCATTTGTTTTCATTGAAATTGTTTTACGCCATCTTGCTGGTTTTTGTAGAATAACTTGACTAGCAGAAAGTG